GAAGAGATAAGGAGTCACAGAGACCGGGTCGCTGATTTCATAACTAAAAGACATTGAACTAAATTTGGCAATTAAAAGGTTGCCGACTGCTGCGTCAAAACCAATTTGAAAACCCGTCGAGCTGTTGTAAATAAATGTGCCCACAAACGAAGATGAAGAAGAAGTCTTCAACCAAAATGCTATAGAAAAAGCGCTGCCACTTCCCGGCAATCCTCCCGTTGCCGTCGCCGCCGCTGATCCGCCGCTAAGGGTCCAATCACAACATTGATTGATTTTTCCAGAAGCCCCGATACTGCCCAAAACGGGAGTGAGGTTCGCTGATCCGATAGAATCATTGAACCCCGTAGATGTATCAAATAGGTAGTGATGGGTAAGCGCCATGAAACGCGCTCCAGGTTATTAGTTCTGGAAGCGTAAAGGGCTGCTAATCGTCACCGAAAACGTGCCGGCGGTGCTGGTCACATCGGTGCCAAAATCCACGTAGGCAACAAGTTCATCGGCGCTTGCAAGGCCGCCGCGGCTCTTGTAAATCACACCGGCGCGGGCCGTGATGGTCGCCGTAGTCCAAGACGTGATTGCGAATGTAATATCTTCGCGGTTGTTCGTGTTGTCTTTGGTGCAGGTTGCCGCCGCGGCGTTGCCGCCGGTGGTGTAGCCGGTGCCGGAGACTTCGTTGGTAACGTCTGAGCGCTTGGCGTGAGTTTTGGCCGCGGTGTAACTAGACGTTACGAGAATCATCTTGAAGGTGTCGGTATCAAAATCAATTGACCCCTTAACCGTATCATCGAGGCATGAATTGTAAATCAGGCTTGCCATGTCAAAACCCCCTAGTTAATGAAAGAATCTGTCACCTGGTATTGTAGTCCCTGCCCGGTAATGGCCTGAAGCTGTGGGAGCAGGTCTTGCAATGTGTCCTTCAATCCAAGGCGCCGGTATCGTACTTCAAGCACCGCACCATAGAAGGCGTTCCGCCGGAGTCCTACGCGCACCCTGCCCGCCGCTATAATCCCCGCGATGTCTGTCGGGGCGAATGTTACGTTGGCTTGCAAGAATCCGGTGCGCTTGTTTGGGTACTCTCCGGGCCGTGAGGCGCCGGTATAGCGTACCCTGCCGTTGGCCCGTACTGCCGGCGCCGGCTTGTTCAAGCGCCGCTGGTGTTGACTCATAAGGTAAACCGCGGCGCGAGCCAGTTTACTAGCCTGCCGTTGGTCCATCTCTTCGGAAGGCCTGCCGCCAGGTCCGGTAAGCGCCGCGAAGGCTTGGGCCACGCCGATGGAAAGGTTCACGCTAAAACCTCCCCGTAGGTAAGGTGCCCGCCGACTTTGTGGGCGCCATGTAAGTATAGAATCAGGTCCTCGCCGACGCCGGTTTGAAGCACGGGCATTCCACCCGAGGGCCAATTGTCGCCAAGGTGAATTGCCGCGCTGCTACTGGCTCCCATGTGCATCTCTCCGCTTAATGCGGTGGCGCCTGATTTCCATATAAAATAATTGTTTTGCGCCGAAAACAGGATGTAAGCATAAACGCGAAACCTCTTGCCGGGAATGCCCGACAAGATTACGTTGTTGCCGCTTGTCGAAGCGTCAATGATGGCCGTCTTCATATCGGCCTCATTCGTGTAACCTTCTGGAACGGGCCCGCCAATGCTTGCTGTGCCGCTTGCAGCTTCTGAAGCTGCTCGGTAAGCATGGAAAGGTAGCTGCCCCACGATATCGACTGTCCGCCCACCGAATAGTCGGGCTTGGGCTGGGTTGTTATCTCTCTAATCTGCGCCGCCACATTTGCAATGGCCGCGCCGATGTCATCCGCCGGTGTTGGCATGGTCTGGCTCCACTACCACGAGGGGGCGCGAATGGGCGAGACTGTACATGTCGCAATAGCGCCGCTTGGCGTCTACGGTGTTGAAAGCTTCCACCAAGCGCCGCGGGGTAAACTGCCCGGACACTTCGTAAATGCGAAGCACCGGGGCCGCTTCTGCCGCCGGTGCTTGCTTGGGTTGCTTCGCTGGTACTGCACTCATTAGTTCTTGTTCCGCACGATGTGCCATGGCGACCATACCGAAGGTACGCCTCTCTCGTTGGCGAAGTATGCCGCGACGATACCGCGGTCCAGCATTTCATACTGGTTTGGCGCCGCTTGGCTGACGCTGAGCGGGTAGTTCTGCATATAACGGAAGGCCTTGCCGGATTCAAATGCCCACCAATATTCGTCGGCGTTGGCTTGGCTGAGGTTCAAGCCGTCGGCTGCAACGCAGCGCTGTTCAAGCAATGGGGAGGTGATGATTTCCATGCCCGTATACGGTGCGCCGGGGCTCACTGATACGTTCAATGGGTTGCTGGTTGTCTGCGGGGTAGTTGCGCCGGCGCCGGTTCTGCGCTCGGTGCTGGTTGCTGCCATGATCAGGTTGGCGGTTGCAATGCGCGCCGGATTTACCACGATGGTATCGGGCTTAGTTAGGATGCGCTTGCCGGTGCTTGGGTCTTCCTGACGCATGAACAACATCATGGAAGCTTGAATGGCTGTCCAGTCTGTGAGCGGGTTGGAGTGGTCATTCAGATAGCCAAGGGTCCGGCTTGTCTGGTACGTGTTGTAAGCGCTTCCGCTCCAATTGAATGAGTTTACCGCGCCGATAAAGAGGTCGATAACCCGAAGCTCTTTTCGGTATGCGATTTCGTCACCGACTGCCGCCGCGGATTGAAGAACCTGCCCGGACAAGTCATAGAAGACGGCTTCCTTGGAAACTTCCACCGCCAAGGCGAACTCTGCGGTTTCGGGGGTCTGCACCCATTTTTCGCCGAAGTGCGCGCGTGGGTGAGGCTCTCCAGGTTTGCGTTCCTTGGCCTTGTCGCCAATCCGGCTAATACCGATGATTTTCTGTCCGTTAAGCTTGGTGGGCTCCGCGGGCATAAGCTTGTCGGCAATCAAGGATGGGTTGCTGAAGGCCTCGAGGATTTTCACCTCGACAAGCCCACCCACTACCGAAGTAAAGGTGTTGATATTCAAGAACGCGGTTGGGTCGATACCCACGCCGGTGTTTTCAAGCAGGTTCCGCGGGTCGCCGGTGTCAAGCAAGGCCCGGGCTGTGGTGTAGCGGTTCAAGGCCTGGCTGTCTGGCGCAAACAGGCTGCGCCATGATGGGCCGACGATTCCTTCGGCCAGCTCGCTGAGGCTGAAAGATTCGGGGCGAAGGGCGCGCTCTTTCAAAATGCGGTTGCCTGCAAGATCCCTGTGGTCATTGCCGTTGGCGTCGCACAATCCAAGGCCTTGCTTCATCTCGGTGAGAAAGCGCCACCTACCGTTGCTCTGTTTTGAGCGAGATTCAAACAAACTGCGGATCTTAACAGGATTCATAGCTACACTCCGTTGGTTTGGTTATTGATCAAAATACTTGGCGGGCCGCTTTGCCGTAAATGCGACACCGCACCGATGTGGTCGCGCTCGCGTAGTTGGCCACCACCACGCCGATGGCCTCGGTGGTCAAGGCGGTGGTGTCAACCTTTTGGTTTTGGATCGCGCCGGCTGCCGCGGTGCCTGAGCTAAACGCGGTAACAAGCGCTCCCGCTACCCATGTTTGGCTAGCGCAGTCGGCCTCGTAAATGCAGTCGGTTTCAACCGTGACCGTGCCGTCGGTGGTTTGTGCTGCAATTCTGGCGCTTCGGGCCACGCCAACAATGTTGTCGTGGACAAACACTTGATCGGTGTTGACCGTGCCGGAAGCCACCTTGGAGCTTAACGGCTTGGCGAATCCGTCCCCGGTGTCGAGGTAAAGGATGTCGCCAATATCAATAGCAATGCCGCCCTTGGCCGCATATACCACGGTGCGCGTCATAGTCGGCTGAACGAAACGTGATCCACCAAATGCCATGATGAGACTCCTTTTGTGTGATTAGTTGGCTAGCCAAGTGAACAACGCCGGCCCGGTTGGAATGCCGCTATTGTCGGTGTTGCCGGTGCGTCCTTCCGTCATATAGCTGCCGCTTCGGGGGGCCTTGGATTTTTGCGCCAACGCTAAGCGCTGCACTTGGCGCGCCGCGGTTTCCCTTGGCATGCTTGCAAGGTCTTGGAGCAGTTCGCGGGAAGGCTTGAGCCC